AACATACCAATCATAGTAGTAACCTTTGATGTATCCCATGAACCGATATTTTGGTTGAATACTGAAGCACTATCAAACATACTACTCATATCAGTAACCTTTGATGTATTCCAAGAACCGATATTTTGGTTGAATGCTAAAGCACCAGCAAACATGTAACCCATAGTAGTAACATTAGACGTATTCCATGAACCGATATTTTGGTTGAATACTGGAGCATTATAAAACATACCACTCATATTCGTTACATTAGATGTATTCCACGAACCAATGAGTTGGTTAAACGCTCTAGCACCAATAAACATATTACTCATAGTAGTAACCTTTGATGTATCCCATGAACCGATATTTTGGTTGAATGCTGAAGCACTAGTAAATAAAGAACTCATATCTGTCACAAGAGTTGTCACGATGTTATTGAAGGGAACCACATTGCCTGACGTTGTGAATGCGGTTATACCAGCAGATAGTCCTTTAGCATAACTTGTAATATTTGCTTTTGAAGTATTATTGACCACAGCAAACCATTCTAGTGTTCCTCTCAGATTTGCCTGTATAAATGTAGGATTTGATGAAATTGACGTTAATGTAGTTCTAATAGTACCACTAATCGTGTCTAAAGTTAATGAAATCCATATAGGCATATTTGCAACAGTAAGTGCTGAACCGGTGCTAAAGTCAGTAGGTTGCTGTGGCTTGGTTGATAAATTATATACATCCCAAGAACTAATATTCTGGTTGAAGCTGGTTGCGCCGTTAAACATATTACTCATATTAGTAACCTTAGATATATTCCAATAACCGATATTTTGGTTGAATGCTGAAGCACCACTAAACATATTACTCATAGTAGTAACTTTTGATGTATCCCAAGAATCAATAGGCTGGTTAAACGCTGAAGCACTAGCAAATAAAGAACTCATATCCGTCATAAGAGTTGTTACTATATTATTAAATGGGACCACATTGCCTGACGTTGTGAATGCGGTTATACCAGCAGATTCTCCTTTAGCATAACTTGTAATATTTGCTTTTGAAGTATCGTTAACAACCGCAAACCATTCTAGTGTTCCTCTCAGATTTGCCTGTATAAATGTGGGATTTGATGAAATTGTCGTTAACGTAGTTTTAATAGTACCACTAATCGTGTCTAAAGCTAAATACCAATAAGGACTATTTGCAACGGTGAGTGCTGAACTGGTGCTGAAACCAGTAGGTGGTTTTGTTGTTACTTTATTAACATTCCAAGAACCAATATTTTGGTTGAATGTGGAAGCAGATAAAAACATATTATTCATAATAGTAACATTTGATGTATCCCACGAACCGATATTTTGGTTGAACACTGAAGCACCATTAAACATAGAACTCATATCCGTCATAAGAGTGGTCACGATGTTATTGAAGGGCACCACATTGCCTGACGTGGTGAATGTCTCCCTAGCAGTAAAGGATCCTTTAGCATAATTTATAATATTTGCTTTTGAAGTATCGTTAACAACAGCAAACCATTCTAGTGTTCCTCGCGGAGATGCTTGTATAAAATATGGAACACTTGGAATACTAGCATTCGTATATTTAATAGTAACACCATTGGTATCCAACATTATTAAAGGAAGAGTCACTACAAAACTAGCCTCGACATATGTGCTAGCATACCCTCCTGCTGCGGCTTGTGTAGCTCTTATGGTGGTAGAACCTGCTGCGATCATTGTTACGACATTACCCAATACAGATACTACACCCGTAGAACCAACAACCGAGTATGTAAACTCACCTGGGCTACTACTATTGGATGTTGGTTGTGGTAATGTAAATGTTCCCGTCCCACCGGATACATAATCATATGTAAACGATGGTCCGAAGTTGCTTAATACTATAGGTGTGGCAACGAATTCACTTACCGCGGCGGGGGTAGAAACATTACTTAACCCACTATAAGAAAGAGACAAGGCATTTGAACATTGTAAACCGGGTGTAGCAAATCGTGAAAGAATATCAGGATGTGTTATTTGTATACTATTTGAACCTAGCTGTAAAGAAGCTAAAGTAGCAGAGTCGCTAAACGTGTGTGAAATAGTAGTGGGCGGAGAACCTGAAGAAACCGTTAAAGTAACGGCGCTAATGGATGTAGAAACCGAAGGAGTGGGTGGGGGCATATTATAAATATTATAAATATTATAAATATTATAAATATTTAATACTAAAAGTTAGTAAATATGTAAACGCAGTAAAAAGATAAACATATAAATAACTAAATTACAATGGTGTAAACTAATCATCTCCTTCTCCACCTTCGCGTGGATTAAACTCTCCATCGTCTTGACCCCCATACTCGTCATCATCGCCTTGTAAATTAAAATCGTCTGCAAGTTCTGCTTCTATTAACGCATCCTGATGATGTCGTTCTTCTTCTTCATCCGCATATATATCTCGCATACGTTCAGTTACTTTATCATTTTTACGCACCCGTTTTTCTAATTTTGCCTTTTCTTCGTCGCGTTTAAATTCTCTCTCCATTTCTTCGCGTTCTTGGTCATATGTTTCGGGAACATAAAAACGCAACCCTTTCGTCGCACCTACATTCCAATCACCCAAACGAAGATTCTTCATTATATTTTCAACCTGGCGTTCTGCAATTTGCATATCGCGAAACTCTCTCGTAATTATATCCTTTTCTTTATCCTTTGACTGGGTAATATCTTCTTTAATACTTTTCTTATTTACATTTATTGCCGCTTTATTTGTCATTATGATTTTGAAAAATATAAGAAGCAAGTTTGCAACCATACTCTTTAATTCGACATTTTCTTGTGCAACGATTGTTATTTCCTTTACAACTCCATTTTGTCGGTCTTCAGCTTCTAATACAGATACTAATTCTGATTCATCTTCAGGAGGAAGTTGTGATTCTTCAGTTACAACAACCACTGTCTTCGCTAGTTTCACATATTTTAATATAACGTTAAGAAAATAATGCGTAAATAGACGTCGCACCAAGTCATCATTAAATATCGAGTAATACCCTTCTGACATCGGTTCTTCTCTACGATGTTTAGATGCAGCGCGTCCCTCACTTCGCCCCTCGCCGCGTCTCTTGCTCTCTTCTTCTTTTTGTTCCCTTTCAATTGCACTCATTTGTTTCACTTTTTTACTCGCCGAACGTCCAAGTAAACCCGACAATAAATCTTGTTGTTCGCCTTCCATCACCAATTCATCTTCCTCCTCTTCTAATTCTATATCTATCCCTTCTCCTGGAACCATTGATGACGACAACCCCATAGGAGACACTCTTGCAAATAAAGGAGTATTTAACGCAAATTGAAACCATTCATTCGTTTCTTTCATTATACCTTTTACTACATTTGTTAATATGCTGTTGTCTTTATCTTTTACAAATTTCTCAAGATCAATATAATATTTCTTAACTATCGATTGAATATCCGTAATATGCTGACGTGATAACCCCCAATGCTTAGATACAGATATTTTTTGATTACTTACACTATTCATTATAATATTCGGGAAAACAGCTATCAAATTCCGTATCTCATTGATAACAAATTGCATACCTTTATATGTAGTCGTATCGCGTTTGGGGCATAAAATACTATCTCCAATAAGCTTGAAGTTTGTTATATTTAATAAAAATGATCTATACAATGCCGTTTTTTGTCTATCCAGTCTTTTATACTGGGAAATAAATTCCAAAATGGTGTCAACCATTGCCGAATTTGAGTCAGATAAATAGTTTTTCAAATCTCGTAATTCATGTGTATCTTCTGCTATCTTAATATCAAATGTATCCAATAATCCTGTTAATTTTGACAATAATATCTCGGGGACTTCGGGAGATTGTCTTTCTTGATAAGACTTAATCAAGTCGCGCATTCTTTGTATATATGATATTTCCGTAGGATTAAAATCAAATGGAATAATATGTTCATGATTTACAATCTGTAACAAAGCTTGTAATGCTTCGGGTGTATAATTATATTCGCCGGTGCTCTTTAGTTTATCTATTTTTATGCGAAGTGATTCTTCAGATGGATTGTAATTATCGACAGAAGGCTTATTATGACACAAATGTTGAATAGAATCAGGAATGGGAATATCATTATTGAATTTGCAATATGCGATAAATGCAAGATAAATCGTCTCCTCGTCAAAACCTTCTGGTATTTCGGGATACTTTGTTCGTGTATTTGACTGATCTAAAAAGGACGACGATTTTTGATTACTAATAATATCGTCGATAATATCGCGCAAAAGTTTTACTTGTGTATTATAATCTAAAATAACCCGCTCTTTTTCTATAAAATATTGTATAGTATTCACTGATCCATCCGAATTACAACACGCATTCTCTATAAATGGCTCATTCGCTCCATTCGTAAGAATAAGCTGTTCCTTATCTATTACACGCTGTATCATAACCTGAATTGCTAATGAATAAAAAATAATCTTGGAACGAATTGCTGCTATTTTTTCAACCTGACTTTTAGATGTCTTTTTAATATCTTCAAGTAATCCAGTTTTGAAATTAGGACTAAGGGGTTGAGGTGTCGACATTTTTATTTTTGAAAGAGGAGGGAGAAAATTTGTCCAGTTTATAATATCATGTTCCGCCGGTAACTCTTCTGCGACGTGTATTTTGTTATATTCGCGTTTTTCCAATATTTTTGTTTCGATTGTTGGTATTTTGATAACTATTTTGTCAATATATGCTTTTACTTTCAACATGATATCTTCTTCCTTTTTCCCTTTTATTGTATTCCACGGCTCGATGCTAGATTTTATCTTCACTGCAATACATGCAATATATTTTATAGAAGAATTATCGCCATCTCCATCTATGGGATATCCTACAAATGAACGAATACAACCCGGAAATGTTTTGCGTGTTTTTAGTGAAGGGATATTTACTTGTATTACTACCACAATAAAAGAAAGGGTAAGTAGTAAAATAGTATTCAGTTTAAAATCTTTATATGTCTGTTTGCTTGCAGCCGATGCGGATGCCGATGCAGATTCCGCCGATTGTTTCTTTTTATTAAACGCCTCCTCGGTAGGAATTTTAGTCATGATAACCCCCATAACTTGCTCTACAATAAATGCCCGATGCACTTCTAAATCGATGCCCATGTATTTTGTCATGGTCGTTATAATACCGCTTATCATTTGAGCGTCTGGGTTTTTATATGTAGGCAATTTCTTATCCTGTAAACTCTGAATTAAACTCTCACCCAATGTTTTTTCCATAACTTCACGAGTTTGTAATTTATATCCTGCGGCATCATATCCTTCTTCATTATCCATATCGATATTCTTAATAACATAACCGCTATATTTATCAGTCCATGCATCACCGTCTTCACTAATTGAACCACGCTCTTTGCATATCGTATCAATCGTCGTCTTAATATCGCCCTGGTTCAAAAAAACCGTCGCAATCGTCTCAAAAAATGATGGCACTAATTTAGTATTCGTGTCTTTGCAATATAACCAATAAGGGCTTTCATTCTCAATACTAAGTGTCATTGAGGTGCTTTCATCGACGGCTTTTCTAGTAAACTTCTGAATAAAACGTATAATATTTCTTTGCCGTTTTACATAATCTGTTTGTCCTAAAATGAGGTCAAAAATGCGTGCATAAGGCGATATTTTTTCTTTGACGGATGGATCAATATCGATATCAAGTCCAGATAAATATTGCGAATTATTGTATTTATATGCATTGTATTTTTGAATACTTTGGATTTTTTCAATAGTATCAATTGAGTAGTTATATTTGCGATATACGCTATCAAGAATCTGCTTGCGACTCTGGTGAAAATTCGAATCGAACTCATCATACATCTGTTTTATAATTTCGTCCTTCATTGCATCAGCTGCTAGTTCGGGAGTCATGCATTTTTTATTCAGTGCAAAACAATCACTTTTAACATTGCAAAAATATGTAGTATCATACATGCTAACAGAAGCAGGAATAGTATCATCTTTAACCCAGTGGCGATTTGAACGCATATAATATTCGTAGCGATCGCCTTCCTCGTCCGACACTTCGAGAACAGCATATTGTCCATCTTGCACTTTTCGTTTACCGCGTATCATATCTTGGATCTCAGATGTAGCATCTTTAAGAGGAAGTTTAGTTTTTTTCATATAACGTGCAACCAAAAATGTATTGAAATCGTCTTCCGAATATTGGCTTCTATCTTTTTCATGTTTTTTCAAAAAAGGGTAATCGGTAAAATCGTATTGCTTATCATAAAATATTTCCTCGCTTTGATCCTCTTCAAGTTCATCTTTGTCGATATATTTTTTAGTAAGGACGAAATTTTTGCATTTATTTCCTTCCTGTTTTGATCCCATTTCTTGGTCAAATTTATCCTTTTCTTGTGCATATAATTGGTCAAAATCAAAAGGTGTTATTAAATCTTCGTTTATAATCGATAGTGTATTCATATACAATCGTGCATTATCCATACAAATAAGACGGTATAATATTTCCTGATTTGTAAATGTTATGGGAGGGAATATAGAAATAGCACCTGCAGCACCTGCCGCACTTGCTGCCCCCGCTGCATTAGATTTCTTCTTCAATAAAGATGGTGAAGGCATATGCCGAGTATGGGTAGTCTGTAACTTATCGCTTTCTAATCCAGTTCCCCCAACGCCTCCAACGCCCACAGAACCTCTAGCACCCAAAGCATCCCCACCAGGAACATTTACCTGTTTTTCGCCAACATTCATATAATTTTCAGGAGAAAGCCCGTATAATTCGAGAATATCGGTATCAAAATTCATCTGTTTAGAATCTTTAAGAAGACTATATAGAGCAGTTACACCAGCATACCTTGCAGCATATTTAGCGGTAGACAAAGCGGCATATTCTTTAGCGGATTGAACTATTTTTTTCCTATATTCCAAAACATGTTGTTCAATAGTAGAAACAATCAAATTATACTGTTTTGATGTCAAGTCGCGCACATAAATCATAAACGGTTGTAAAATAGCGACATAATTACCTAAGGTAATATCTCCAGTTACATATTTATTCATGGTTTCAAATAGAAGCGTAGTATTAGGAATAAGCATTTCCACGAATTTTCTATATTTTTCTTCACTATCGATTTCCTCATCTGCGAAAAAAGACATAAAATTAGATGTAAATTGGATCATATCGTCTACACCATATTGACTTTCCCTCTCTCTTTCCTCTATTGAAATCGCTTTACGTGTAATACTGGTATTTTTACGAAGGAGATTCCAGTATTGAACAAAATGTTCACCCATATTTGCACGGCGCATGATATTGGTATTGGGGAGTGAAATATTTGAAAAGTTCATTACAGGTTCAGGAAGACTAATAAAGGAAGTAATATTAATAGAATCGTCAGGAGTAAGCGGGACGACATCGGTTATATCGGCGACACGTTTTCCGAAACTTTTGATTTTTCTGGTTTGGATTTGAGATAAACCAAGATTATATGTTTGAATGACAAATTGGTTACGTTTTATCTGCTCTCCTTTTACAATACTTGAATAAAAGTCGGTAAGATTATCTAGAATGGATGTAATATTGGTATGAACAAATTGCGAAAATCCGAGTTCTGAATCGGGACTAGTATAAGGTGTAATATAGTCGTTCATTTTGGTAATATATGTTATGAATGAATCTTTATTCGTAGAGTAGTCATCGGTAATTGCATTTTCTGTTTCGACGCTTTCTTCAGTAGAAGTAACCGTAAAATCTGTAACATCGCTTCTTTCCATAGATGATTCTACATTATAAAATTTGCGAATATTTTTAGAAACGGGAATAATCCAGAACAATTTCTGGTTCAAAGCGAGTAGCGTTTTTGCAAGAGGTTTATATTCTTCGCTTCTACGTTTAACCAATGTAGCGTTTCCATTGGAATCAAATGTGGAAAATTCTTCACGCAATTGCCGAAAACGTTCGATAATACTGTGAATATTATTTAATACAGATTTTGTTCTTTCGATATTTGGGAATTTGGATATTAATTCATTTAATAAATCAGTTGTTTGTTTTTCGATACTATAGCGTTTTTGCTCTTCCGGGAGTTCAACCATTTGAACAATGGGTTCAAGTTCATCACCGAATTGGATAGAATCGGCATCTAGAAGGATTTCTTTAAGTGCTGATTTAACTTCTTCGACAGGGACTTGAGGACTTATAGATTCAAGACGAGGTTGTTTGCTTATAGAAATAGGAGCGATACCAATTTCTTCTTCTTGTATAGAGACGGTAGATGATGTAGTAGATGCTGCCGCGGCCGCCGCAACCCCTGCAGGAGAAACTCGTGTTGTTTCAGTGGGAGGGCTGCGAATACGGATCTCTTCGATGGGTATATTTTCAGGAATACCCTTGTATCCAAAATCGATATAAAATACTTGTTCACCAGGATATGTTTTAACTTCAATCATATCTTCTTCTAAATCGGTTATTTTACCTGTAATAATAGTAGGTAATTCACCACCGAAATGTATATCAACCCATGTGCCTGTTGTAAGTTTATTTTGACGCGCATATCCGGGAAATTCTGGTGAATCTAAAATGGCAATAGATGTAATTGATTCATCACTAAATCCTCCTTTTGAACTCATAGTAAGTATTAATCGTGTAGATGTTGCTACATTAATTAATTTAATTTTAGTTTCGTCTATATATTCAATAAGATATACTTGGTCATTAATAGTTGAATTTGTCGGGGCAATAATTTGTATAATGTCTCCTAGTCCAATTTCAATATTTGAAGAAGATGGAGATGGAGATTTATCTGACATTTTATTATATTTATATCTTATATTTATATCTTATATTTACACCAGAAATTTTTATTAATGATTATATGCAAATACTATTTAATATTTTATTTGAATCATCAATATATCAAATATCAAATATCAAATATCAAATATCAAATATCAAATATCAAATATCAAATATCAAATATCAAATATCAAATCTATATAAAGAGATTATCATAAATTATAGTAACATATATACCTTTTCCACCAGCTATAATCCGATGTTTTCACTAAAAAAGAACGAGGGTTTTGTCGATATCCTGCGAATGATCGAGGAGCAAAATTCACAAAATATGAATCATTCAAGCGATATTGAAAAAATCCTTAATAGTCTTAAATTAACAATGAAGAATTGGAAGACAGATACTGGTATGTATTCAATTATAAAATATGACAAGCAAGCGTTTGGAATGACACAGGAAGATTACGCGACAGTCGGACTATTGCGTTCAGTAGTGGTAGATGAGAGAGGACATATTGTAGCATATTCCCCGCCGAAGTGTTTGCATCTTACAGAGTCGCATGAGAAATCATTTAATGAGAATAATATAATGACCGATACAAGCGACACTTCAACGAATGAGTGGTATGCAGAGGAGTTTGTAGAGGGGACAATGATTAATTTGTTTTATTCAGAAAAGTGCCAAGCATGGGAGATTGCAACGAAGAGCACAGTCGGTGGGAATGTTGTTTTTTATTCACCTAAGAATCCGAAGGAAACAGTTGAGATTCGCGATAAGGACACATTTCGAAATATGTTTTTTGATACATGCTCCAAGCTTGGGTTTAAATATGAAGAACTCCCAAAAGAATTGATGTATAGTTTTGTGTTGCAGCATCCTAAAAACCGTATTGTGTTGCTGAATAAGGAGGCGGCGATATATATCATTGGAGTATATAGTATCAATCACGACACGCTTGAGGTTACGTCACTTAGCACGGCTGGTTTTGTAGAGAAATATGGCGGAGGTGCTTCTAGTATTTTGAGACCGAAGCAATTGTTCGCAGAAAATTATACCGTGGACGGGTTTAAGAGTGAATTCGCATCGATGAATGCATCGTATAATATGATGGGTGTTGTTTTTTGCAATATGATTACAGGAGAGAGAATGAAGGTGCGCAATCCTACATATGAGATGGTGAAGAATTTGAAAGGTGTGGATCAGAAATTGCAACTGCAGTATTTAACATTGCGTCATGGAGGACGTGTTGCCGAATATTTGAAAATGTATCCCGAGTATAAGGGAGACTTTTCAGTATATAGGAATCAGTTGCATGGATTTACGAGAAGTTTGCATCAAAATTATTTGGATTGTTTTGTATTTAAGAAGCGTTTGTTCAATGAAACGCAGCAGCAGTATAAAAAGTTTATGAACGGATTGCATAAGAAGTATTTGGAAGAGTTGCGTGAAATTAAAGGATCAGTGACGTTTAATTATGTAGTGGAGTTTGTGAATACACAGAATCCTTTGGCTTTATTGTATTCGCTAAACTATGTAGTTAGAGAACATAAAAAGACAGTTGAGAGGATGGATGAGGCGGCACCGATTGAAAACGTTGAAACGGAAACTATGGGAGGGCTGGAGACGTAAACATCTAAGGGTTTTGATTTAACATTATAATGTGGACTGACATTTATAATGTTAAAAAATTGATCATGTAAATGATGTATAATATAAATGTAGAATTTCAAATCAGAGTCAAACAAACAATCAAACAAAATGGTCAAGACAAGAAATCAGAATCAGAATCAGAAAGCCCAGCAAACCCAGCAAAGCAAGAGCGAAGGAATGAGAACAAGATCAGGATTGAAGTTGGAAAAGCCTTCTCCTGAGCTGGAGAGAGTGGAACTGCCAGTAGTGAAACTTTCAAAGGAGATGAAACGCCGTGCAACCGTGAAGAAGGAGATTGCAAAGAACTCGTGGAAAAAACAGACGGATAAGAAGTGTAATAGATTTGAGAGACTAGAGCGCGACTTTTTGAAACATGTGTATCATAATGCGGGGGAAATGACGGCGATTTGGAAGAATTTCGAGATGGCGTTTCGTCATATTGACAAACTGTGCTTGTTTCAAAAACGTGTAGAGAGGAAGTAAATGTTATTGTAAATTAATTATAGTTATAATATTAATAATATAGTTGGTAGATTTTTTTTACTGTGTAATTTGAAAATTAATAACATATATTATAATATAAAACTTTAATAGTGTAAATTAAGTTGTTAAGAATTGAAGTTATTTCGTGTCAATGTTGTAAAAAATGTTCATATTCCACACCAAATCATGAATTTGTATATGTTTAAAAATGAAGTCTCTATAATTATCCTCCAATACGTAAAATTTCAATTAATGGATCAAAAGTTATATTCCCGGTTGACGCATTATACGCTTGAACTGTAAAAGTTTGAGTTGTTAGTCTTAAAACAGTAGTTACGGTGCTAATCCAATTTGTTCCATTATATTGTGTTACACCCATATACGTAAAACCTGTACTTAAAATAATACGTATGCCACCCAAAAGTGTAACTCCAAAAGCCACAGCACCTGGAAAGCCTCCGTCCCCCCACGTCCCTGTAACAGTTATAGAATATGTGCCTGACGTATTTACAGTAATTGTGCCTGATGAATTTGTGTAAGCACTTCCTGTATTTTCTATAGTGTTATTCCATATAACTGCAGATGAAGTTGTTGCTACTATATTTTGTGGCGAACTTCTGCTCGCTTGAAAACGAATGTAGTTTATAGATGTTGGTGGGACAGAATTTAATGATAATCCAGAACCAGAACCAGAAAATATTGTTGCTGTTAAATTTCCCGTTGATGGGTTTAATGTGAAATTTGGAATAGTTATATCAGCAAGTAATGATTGAGTTCCGGAACCAGACACAAACGTTGGATAATAAGTGGAATTTAAATTTGTGTTCGTAATCGTAATAGCAGTTGCATTTGGATTTGAAGCCCCTGTTGCACCAGTTACACCCGTCGCTCCTGTATTACCATTGTATGCAGCTTGCATGTATGTGACAATAATAGATGGAGATTCTGGAGAATCATTTGGAGGAGTACCGACTGCAGCAAACCTCGTTAAAGAAACATTTGAGGAAGTTATGCATTTTATATATAATTGAATGTAATCTCCTGCATTTAAATTTAAAAGATAATTCCAACTTGAGATATTTCCACCAGCTTTTGTCGGAATGCTCACTTGTCCATCTGTATCAGACACATTAGATCCATTTTTCTTAATCCAAATATTAACTAAATCTACATCATTACCAGTGGAAGTTGTTGAAAGTTGAGCCGAAAATTGCACATTATATATTCCCGCATATGTGTTGTAAATGCGAGATGTTGGCGAACCAATATACACCCCATTGGTGGCAGTTGCATCGGTTGAATTTATTGTAATTGCGTTTGCAGTATTTATGGTGAATGGTCCCTGTGTGGATGTATCATAAAATGACCCGTAATATCCAGTAGCACCTCCTGCACCTTGAGGCCCCACAGCGCCTGTTGCACCTGTTCGTCCAGTTGATCCTGTGTAACCCGTAGCACCCGTAGGACCAGTTACACCCGTCGCCCCTTGAGTTACTGCACTTAATTGCGTTAGAACATGCGATAATGACGAATCTCTCATTTCCAAGACTAGTGTCCTTGAAGTGCCTGATACAGTTACTACATACATATCAATTCCAATTCTATATGTTAAATCAGGCAAATATGTTACTGGGACATATAAAGAATTCTCATATAAAAATTGTAATGAAGTAGTCATATAAACTGCCCCAGAAGTTGTTTGTGCTGCCAAAATAGTTTTATTACTAACCCCATCGGCATCAACACGGAACACTGCAAAGTAGAATCCAATATTGTTTACCGAACCAGCTGTACCTTTGAGGTAAACATTTAAATCCCATAATCCGCCAGGTATGAATACATTAGGAATGGAATTAGGCGGAGTAATAAATGTTGCGAATAATGTTCCGACTGTTGAGTTACCAGTAAATGTTATTAGTGTTTGTGCACCTGTGTTGGGAATTGTCAATAATACATCGGTTGGAACAGGGGGAGTAGTGACACTTACGCCGTCTAAAAACAATATTAACCCAGACGACATCCCAGGTGTCCCTTGTGGGCCTGTAACACCTGTTGCCCCTGTAACACCGGTATATCCTGTATAGCCCGTATATCCTGTATAACCAGTAGCTCCTGTAACACCTGTTGCCCCTGTAACACCAGTATAACCAGTAGATCCTGTTGCTCCCGTTGCTCCTGTAACGCCTGTATAACCAGTATAACCTGTATACCCTGTATAACCAGTATAACCTGTATAACCAGTAGCTCCTGTAACGCCTGTATAACCAGTATATCCTGTATATCCTGTATAACCAGTATAACCAGTATAACCAGTAGCTCCTGTAACGCCTGTATAACCAGTATATCCTGTATATCCTGTATAACCAGTATAACCAGTATAACCTGTATAACCAGTAGCTCCTGTAACACCGGTATAGCCTGTATATCCTGTATAGCCAGTAGCTCCAGTAACACCAGTATAACCAGTAGCTCCTGTTGCTCCTGTTGCTCCCGTCCAACCTGTTGCTCCTGTAACACCCGTATACCCTGTATAACCTGTGTATCCTGTAACACCTGTTGCCCCTGTAACACCGGTATAGCCTGTATATCCTGTATAGCCAGTAGCTCCTGTCGCTCCTGTCGCTCCTGTCCATCCAGTTGCCCCCGTAACACCCGTATACCCAGTATAACCCGTTGCTCCTGTCCATCCAGTTGCACCCGTAACACCCGTATACCCAGTATAACCTGTAGGACCCTGTGGACCAACAGCATAAATAATTAAAATAATAGGCTGTTCAGGTGTAAATAAATATGTATTTGTTCCTGTTACATTCCATGATACGTAACCAACACCTGCACTTACTCCGGTTATAAACCATGATTGATAGTTTGATGAATTGGTTTTGTCTTGTAAAATAATATCATCACCTGCATTTACTAAACCAAGCAATACACCAACATCTACATTATCACCATCAGTATTTGATACATATATTATCGTAGAAGCTGTTTGTGTAGCATTATTCCATTTAATATGTTTTGTTGATGGAGGTGGAGTTGTGTTGGGTGTTTCTGCTAAATAATTATAATATGTGCTAGATTGTCCTGGGGCACCTGTTGCACCAGTAACACCAGTATACCCAGTATAACCCGTATAACCTGTATAACCCGTATAACCAGTATAACCTGTATACCCCGTATAACCAGTATATCCTGTATATCCCGTCCATCCAGTAGCACCTGTTGCACCTGTTGCACCTGTTGCACCTGTTGCACCTGTGTATCCTGTATAACCAGTATATCCCGTGTATCCTGTGTAACCCGTTGCTCCTGTAACACCCGTATATCCGGTCCATCCAGTAGCACCTATAACACCTGTTGCACCTGTTGCACCTGTTGCACCTGTTGCACCTGTTGCACCTGTTGCTCCTGTTGCACCTGTTGCTCCTGTAGCCCCCGTTGCACCTGTTGCACCTGTTGCTCCTGTAACACCTGTTGCTCCTGTAACACCTGTATATCCTGTATAACCCGTATAACCCGTATAACCCGTATAACCCGTATAACCTGTATATCCTGTAGCTCCAGTAACACCAGTAACACCAGTATAGCCAGTATAACCCGTATAACCCGTATAACCCGTATAACCTGTATATCCTGTAGCTCCAGTAACACCAGTATAGCCAGTATAACCCGTTATTCCTATATTTCCCAATGAAAGATTTTCTCTATATGTGAGAACATTACTCAACGCTGCTACATTACCGCGATTATAATCACCCATATTGATATAATTATATAATACAAAAATATAATTATATATTTAAAAATTCTTAATTACCAATTTAAATAGGAAATGGTCTCTGATTTTTTTCAACTACGAGTGGTGTAGGCATAATAAGAGGAATTCTATCAAAGAATGAATATTCAGGAAGTTGTTTTAATTGTGGAACAACAGGGGCTTGAGGTTCTACAAGATTAGTGGAATTAATACCGAATAATGCAGATTCGATATCTACGGAATTTTTTGAAAAAGATTCACGTGACATATAAGAAGGTAAATAACCTATTTCGGGTAGTGCATCAGTATAAGCACGCCCATTTTGAGAATTTATATAAGATACATGGGTAAAAATACCCCTAAAATCGCGTTGCTGATAACAGTAATTGCTTTTTGTATTTTTATTTTGAGTAGAAGCCATTATTTATATTATATATTATATAATTTATATTTTAATTTTGTAATTTTGTAATTTAATTCGATAATTTAGTTCTATAATTAAATAACTTTTATTTACTTTTTATTTCATCCATAAGTTTCTTTTTATTTTTAATAAAATCTTCATGCAATAACGTGTCGTTTTTGTCATCTAGTAATAAATAAACCAAACAAGCATGAAATAAATTGAATGTATGAAATGAGAAAAGAAACTGTAAAATAAGTTCATGATTTTTATTTTCTCTGCTAAAATGGTAATGCGATTCTGCAATTTCAATAAAGTCTTTATTATCCTTTAATTTTTGATATAAGTTGTCAAGCGTCGCAACAATTGCATCGGAGTCATATTCTTTCAAACCGAAAGCATATAGATACTCATGTCGATACAATGTATCTTGATCATCTTCGTCATCATGTAATTTATATGTGCATAAAAATGTAGTATTATACATACACATATAAATTGAAAAGGTAATTTACTTTTAATATATTTTAATTGAAATTACTTTAATATCTGATATTATGTGATATAACTGACATTTTTACGAGCTACAAGTAGTATACTTTGTTTCACGCTCAATTTCACGAGAAGGAACACCTCCACGTATCCAGCCATTTACCGCAACACCTTCCACCAAGTTAGCAGGATTCGAAACTGTAGCAGCAATAGAGGGAATAAGGGGATACATTTCATGATTTACAAAACACACCTCGGATGAAGGGTTGACACTCTTCTTGTTGATATTGTAGTCGCCCTGCCACAAACGCGTTTCAACAAGAGGGTTCGATTCACCCCTACCAAGAAAAGGAACAGTCTTGAAAGGTCGCTCGAACAAACTAATACGGCAACGTGGGTGTGTCATGATGCTGCCATTAAACAGCTCACTATTTGTGTCGACATTGCAACCACCGACACCGACTTGATGACTACCAGAATAATTAACACCCGGTTGTGATGTAGCAAAATCGATAGGGCGCTTCATATTGCAATCTGCGGAAAAGAAATTATGTAACATATAATTGCTAGAATTAAGGTTTTGTATATTTCTTTGATCCATTCCACAGTTGTCGTTCCCGATTCTGCATAAATTATCAAAAACGTAATCTTTTACAATAGCCGACATAGTTGTGTATTTATATGTATATATATATATTTTTGAAAATATAATTTACTAAATATTATAATATATTTTCAAATGTAATTAATATATTTCAAAATAATAAAAGGGCAATATTTTATTAATTGTTAATTATATGTGCCACCAAGTCTTGGCTGATTTCTTCCAAGAGCAAATTCATTCCCTTCTTTTGCAGAAATCATGTCTCCAAAACAGAAATTAGCAAATCCCGCCTGATCATTTGGAATAGTTGTATTTGGATTTGTATAAAAACTTCGCATACTATAATCAAAACTATAGCTATCTCCTAAATCACTGAACAATTTACGTTTAATATGTTCCTTTTGTTTTGCGGTTTTATCGGAAAAAGTAGTATCTACGATATAGTCTTTCGTATTTTTATTTATATCTTTCTCAACTTCTACATTGAAAGCAGGAGCAGCTTCATTTCTTTTCGGATTATAACTTATTTCAGGTAGAAGAACATTCATCATGGGGTTGTTTTCTTTCGGCTTCGTATAATCATTTTTGACTTCATCATATAATACCGAATTAACAAAACTTTCTTTTACTTTGGTAGAAGAAGCACCTCCAGAAGCACTTCCTGCAGCACCCCCCGTCTTCTCTTCTACTTTCTTTTGATTAGATTGAACGTGATATAAAATAGCAATTACACCTAAAGTTAATATACATACAAATATTATCCGAAAATTTAATGTAACTAAATATCCTAAAAGTGACGCTATAATTACAAACCTACTAATAGCATTTAGTTTCTCCATATTGGTCATATTCGGGTTAGGCCATATCTCTGATATCTGTTTTTTATTGAATAAAATCGTAGGTTCATTTAACCAGAATGGTGTTGTTGGTATCTTATCCATTATATATATATTCTTAATTATTTTTTCTTATTTTTTATTCTTTAATAGCAATATTTCATATATATACAATATTGAATTTTTATTTTTTATGTTTATTCTTCTTCTTCTTTTTCTTCTGAGTTTCTGATGTTGTCTCTACGTCTTCTACAATATTAATCGCATACTCTCCTACAGCTGTGTCACCAGTTACTGAATTATTAGTATTTACACCAGAAACGGGTTCTGTAGATAATGTTGACGCTGGCTTCGCTGTTCTTGGTGTCTGTTTAATTTGTTCGCCTGAGGAAGCAGTATAAACGGAAGTAGTTGGTCGTATATTATTAGTTGATGTTTGAGTAGGCTTTTGCTGTTGTTGTTGTTGCTGTTGTTGCTGCTGCTGCTGCTGTTTCTGTTGCAACTTTGACTGCATTCTCTCTTTCATTTTCGCATTTTTCATATTTTGCTGTAAATGACTTTGAAGTGCACCCATATTTACTTTACCCCCTTTTCCTCCTAAACCAGCCATGCCTCCTAATCCCCCTAATCCCGACATTCCTAGTTTACTTAACATACTTGACAAATCCCCCATACCAGGCATATTTTTCATATTGCTTAGTAGATCGCTTGCCTCCTGCATAAGTTCGCTTTCTTTAAGGTCTCCTGTTTTAAATTTATCGTCAAGTTTTTTGCCTACATTTTTAACCATATTCATTAGTTTCCCAGGATTCTTAAATAATTTTTGAAATACTGAACCCATATTTATATTTTCTGCATTTTCCATATCTATTCCCAAATCAAAATCGTTTGCAGTTTCTTCTGCAATTTCTTTTGCAATTGCTCCAATCTTCCCGTTGAGAAGTTTAGAAATATGTTCATGTATAGCTTCAGGATTAGGCATCTCTGGCATTTTTTTAGATTCAGTGCCTGCATCTCCACTACTAGCATCGTCGGCACCAGCACCAGCACCAGCACCAGCACCACCCATATTATTAAAATTAAAACCTGGAAACTTTGACATATCGATTCCCTCCATACCAGGCATTCCCTCTGCAGAAAAATTCTTAAACTGTTCTGCAAACTTTTCAAAATCTTTCATATCTATTCCATCACCAAATTTCGGAATTTCTCCTGATTCTCCAGCTTCATGTGATGACCCATCTTTTGACTCAGCCCCAGCTCCAGCTCCCATAAAAATATCCTGCATGTTTTTAATCGTCTCCTCCAATTTGTTTTTAAGTTCATCTTCATTAATCGCTTCAAATAATTTTGCAGTATCTCCGAACGAATCCCTATCCGAAATATTCGTAATAATTGAAAAAAGAATAAGCTGCAAATATTTCCAAATTGTATCACGGGTATTCTTTGAAATATCGGGTGTATTCCATACCTCCCTAAAATCGATTTCAGGCAAAAAATGCACGTCTACATATTCCTTTTTATCCTTACCACCCTTGCTAAAAATATCAGCATTCTTATATAAAATATCAAAGAAACGTGTAGGATATACCTTTTTAGAATATTCATACAAAAATTTCACCCGACTTTCATCCAACACTTCTTCGGCAACTACATTACCGTCGTTTTTAACAGAAACGACTACAAAATTATCTTTTAATTTCTCACTATATTCGGGAAATGTGGTAGTAAAATCGTTTATAAAATCAGTTAATACCTTTTTAAACTCTTCGGGAACAACTTCCACTTCCGATTTTGATTCTTCTTTTTTATTCATTTATATGTTTAATTTATAATTTAGTATTTAAACCCTTTATAATTTAAAACGCTATTTTTATAAAGTATTATTTTTATAAAAATGAATTTTAATAATAAATATACTCTTATTTACTCTTCGTTATATAATTTGGACAAAATGCATAAATTTTTAACATATTTAAAAGATTTTTCTTGATTTTCTTTTCCCATATTTCTTATAGGATCGCGCAATTTATCTATATGTTTTACAATATCATCTGAAGATTTCAGATAAACAACATCATCTTTATAATCTTTTTCTATAAAAAAATTAATATTATCATTTGTAATTTCTGTTTTATACGGAGAATATATATACGTATACCATATTTTTATAATAAGAGACGGATTTACCTTCTTAATTATAAATAAAGCTGTTTTTACTTTGTTTATAGACATATCTTCCACAAAAACATATTGCACTTCATCTATAAACTCAAAAATTTGTGTATTAAATGCATTTAGTATTAAATTCTTATCCGAATTTATATCAGATGATGTCATATTATATATAATAAACACGTATATGGGTATATAGTATTATTTAATATTTTTAAATGTTTTTAAAATATTATTATTTAAATTTACGGATATGTAAATGTAAATGTAAATGTAAATGTAATTTAATTTAACTAAATCTTACATTTTTTTGTTGTTGTCTTTGCTGGTCTTGTTGTTGTGCAACTTTTGGTCCAATTGATTGTATTTGTTGTTGAAATTGTTGTTGTTGTGAAAATTGTGCCTGAAATTGTTGTTTCTGTTGCTGCTGTTGTATAAATTGCTGCTGTGATGGATGTTCGACTGCTTTGGCTTGTTTGTCTGGATTAACTTGTATTTCGCTCTGTCTTTTTTGTTGTAAATTTTCCAATGATACACTTCCGATTTTATCAGGAGTATAATCTTCTTTTGGAGATTCTATTCTCATATTACTATCAATAGTAGCATAGTTATACAATTGTCGCATCCCCCCATTACCTTTTGCAGATAAGTCATCACTTGTTTGATCCCAGAAACTATACGTGTCGGATGCTACACCATATCCACCCATACATTCATTGTTTAATGAAAACGGTGAAGGTTCTCCGTTATTATTTGTCGCAACCATATTCAATGCAGTATCGTGTGGTTGTAAGTGTGCTAAAATCTGATCACCATATAAAACCTGGTGTCCTTGTTTCATAAGCAATAAAGCGGGCACACGATTTACTTGCGGAGGCATGATAATTTTTTCTCCATTTTCAAGAATAATATACCATGATCCTGTAGCCCCTTTGACTCTTTTATCGATACATAAAAAATGTAATTCTTCTTTAATATTACTTTTCGCTAATGTCTGAAGAATTTTTTTAGATTTTTCACAGAAGTTACTATAATATAAAATACTACTCATAATATAATTTACTACGAGTATTTATCGTCTATTTTAACTTATTAATTAAGTTATTTTATATTATTTTGATTATTTTTTAATGCAATGATAGTTAATTAATATTACTTATTACTTATTACTTATTACTTATTACTTATTACTTATTAATTTTCCTTAATTATATTAATGAAAAATTGATTTAATAAATTGTATAATAATAATATAATAAGAAGAGCAAATTTACAAACAATGGAACCTCGTATTTCAAATCTCATAGAAGACAATGGTTTTCTAAAATTTACAGTGACTGATTGCAATATGAGTATCGCAAATGCCTTGCGAAGAATTATAATCTCAGATATTCCTACATTTGTATTTAGAACTTATCCATATAATGAAAATAAAGCCGAAATTACACATAATACTACTAGATTTCACAATGAAATTATTAAGCAAAGACTCAGTTGTGTCCCTATTCACATCGACGATATGGAATTTCCATACAAAGATTATATCATAGAAGTTAATGTAAAAAATGATACAGATAATATTGTATATGTTACTACAAAAGATTTCAAAATAAAAAATATCAGAACAGATGTATACTCAGATGAGTCGGCAGTTAGGGCAATATTCCCCCCATCGAATAAAACCGGAGACTATATCGAATTTGCTCGTCTTCAGCCTAAACTATCAGAGAATATTGATGGAGAACGACTTACATTTCGGTGCGGTCTTGATATCGGAACTGCATCACAGGATGGTTCATTTAATGTTATAAGCACATGTGCATATGAGTGCACACCAGATATAGCAAAGGCAAATGAAGTATGGAGTGAAAAAGCCACTGCTATGAAAAAAAGTGAAATAAGCGAAGAAGATATAGAGACGGAAAAAAGGAATTGGTTTCTATTGGAGGCGAAACGTTATTATCAACCGAATAGCTACGACTTCATAATTGAGAGTGTTGGTGTTTTCGAAAATACTGAAATTGTAATAAAGGCGTGTAAAATTATGATTTCGAAATGTGAGAAATTCTTATACGGTTTAGAACATGGACAAGTTCCTATTGTTCCATCTGAAACGACATTGAAAAATGGTTTCGATGTCACATTAATAAACGAGGATTATACATTGGGTAAAGTTATCGAGTTTTATTTATACCAGCAACATTTTATAGCCGATAAAACTTTGTCGTTCTGTGGTTTTAGAAAACCGCATCCTCATGCAACAGATAGTATTATTCGAGTTGCATTTCATAACGAGATCGATCCTGTCGGTGTATCTACATATATTCAAGGTGCAACAAGTAATACTATTTCGGCATTTCAAAAACTAGTAGAACAAATGGGTGGTGATTTGAAGAAATCAGAAAGAGTCCGACTATCTTCCGGTGTCATGTCAGCATCTATGGCAACATCTGGTAAAAGAAGTGAAAGTCCTAAAAAATCAGGTGCTGCAGCGGTGGCGGCAATGTCGGCAATGTCGGCAATGCCCGTTGTATCCGCAAGTGTAAAAGATAAAGGAGAAATGGGTGAATCATTAAAGTCTAAGAAACCGAAATCATCCGGTATTAAAATAAATTTATCTACGGCAAGTGCAGTTCTAAAGAAAAAAGAGGAAGGTGAAGGTGAAGGTGAGGGTGATCTAGGAGAAGAATAGTTGAAACAAAAAATTCGTATAATAAATTCGTATAATATTACAAATACATGTATATTTATAATACTATATAGGAATAACAGGTAAAGATGATATTGAATATTGATGATGTATATAAAGCTCTACTATATAACAATATCACAATTACAGGCGCTTTTCATATAGGAGCGCACGAATGTGAAGAGTTATTATTTTACAATAGTTTCAATATAAATAACGAAAATATAGTATGGATTGATGCGATTGAATATAAAGTAAATGAGGCGACACAGAGTGGAATACAAAATGTATACCATGCTTTAATAACCGATAAAGATGATGAAGATGTCTTATTTAATGTATCAAATAATATTCAATCATCGAGTATATTAGAATTTGGAACGCATTCACAAGAACACCCACATGTAGTATATGTAGACAAGATACTTAAAAAAAGTATTACAGTTGACACTTTTTTTGAGAGAAATAATTTAGATGCATCAATATATAATTTTTGGAATTTCGATATACAAGGAGCAGAACTTTTAGCACTTAAAGGTGCTACGAAATCTATTAAATATGCAAAGGCGATATATTTAGAAGTAAACGAAAAGGAATTATATAAAGATTGTGCCCTTATTGATGAAATTGATACATTTTTATTACAATATAATTTTAAAAGAGTATTAACCAAATTTACACAACATGGCTGGGGAGATGCTTTATATTTAATACAATCATAAGTAAATATATTACCAATAACTACGTTACCAATATCTATATTAAATATCACTAATTATTTTATTTAATCTAGGAAAGAATCCCAGTTCATTTAATATTTTTCGTTTTTCTTTTTTTATTACATCTATACGCTGCGTCCACCAATCTTCTTCGATTGCTTTCGTAATAATAGAAAGACATTCATCAAAGTCATCGAGTGGTAATCTTACAAAAGCTCGTGAGTCAATATATTCTTCCAGATTAGGACACCCCCAATAAAAACAAAGGCACTCAAATAAAATAGGCTCCCATATTTTCTCGGTTGCATAATTCTTTTCACTATTATTCTCACATGAAAAACAGTATTTATATTTTGAAAGTTCTCTTTTATTATCAGTCATACCCACATATGATTTTAATCCATGATAATTTTCACGTCCATATACGTGTATATTATCTATAACATCCTGCCCCATTAAATCAATTTTTTTAAGGAAACCAACCCTTTTTTCATGCCCTTCATCGTGTATTTTATGACTCAAAATGCACATTATTTTATTTAAAATATCGTCATTGCCATCGCCATCGCCCCCTGGACAAATTACAGGGGAAGGCGGCGAAACTTGCCATTGCACATTATTTAGGCTTTCAGTATGGCGAAAAACTTTCATAAATTTAGATGGATCAGGGTTTGCCCATTCACCCCATGTTTTAACCCCCCAATTTTTAGTATTATCATAAACCCATGGTTCCATTTGAAATACAATCGTCTTTTCAGGATCATAATATTCATCTTTGGGAGGCATATTTATAATAACATAATAATCAATGTTTGTATTCTCCCATGTAATTTCAATATCACTCCATTCATTAAAATCGCCATCTTTATACATTGTTAAAAATTCCAAACATACATCGCGTGAAGAACACCAATTGCATAACATTTTTATCCTTTTTATCTTTTTTACAGTATTTGTAGTTTTTGTAGTATCTTTATCAATTATTTTTGAGATATTATATACATTCGATATTTCATTTATCCCCGAATTAACATTAATCTCACCCTTCTGTATCTTCTCATGTTTTACAAGTTCATTTAATATCTCATCTCCTCCAGGTTGTCCGCGCAATTTATTTGCATATTCTGCATATTCCTTTTTTATGTATATACCATCCGTCTCTCCAAACCACGGAGATTTTGTGAGATTTATAATATCACTTTTAAAAAAACCCAATGTATTAAATGCTACACATTTTTTATCATCTACAGCTTGCATTATCATATTTTTAAGTGTATCTTGTTTATGATATAAATCAAAGCCTATTTGATCAATTGTTTTGACAAATATGAAATTATTCTTTAAAAAATCTAAATAATTATTCTCACATGAACTAAAATCAAACGAATCGTGATACTTTTGTATATCAGTATCGTAGTCTGTATTATCTTGATTCCATAATGAAATGCATAAATTTGGTTGTGTTTCATAACACTCTAGCGTATTTACGATTTTCATAACATAATCAATACCATGTTTTATTCCATGTTTATGAATATAGTCTACCATTTTTTGTGCACCACTTTTATTTATACTATATCCAAATATTCCACCAATATATATGGATTTATTTAGAGGATGAATAGATACAGTTTTTTGTGTTTCATTATGTAACATACTAAATGCGTAGTCATATATTTCTCTAGTTTTTTCACGATTATCTTTAAACATTGTATAGCCATGATATAAAATATCCTTTTCTTTAAAATGATTCTCCATATCCGTAATATGTTGTTTATATCCGTCGCATAAAATAACATCATCTTCCATAATAATATAATAGTCATTTTTAGTATCTTTTAGTAATTCCATCCACAAACCATAATGTGATAAGGCACATCCAATAAATCCGCATCTACTTCCAAAATCATTTCCTTCAAATAATTTATATAATTCCATTGCATGGGATGATGATGACGATGACAATTCTTTACCATAAACAGCGTCCACAAATTCATATTCAGATTCAGAAAACCCCCCATCAACAAGTCTTGTAATCATTATTTTTTTACGATCGTTGCGGTGTTTTAAATTTACTATTTTAAGTATACTCGATGTATTCACTTTTATGGGAGGGCTGTATAATTTTCGGATACTCTCATTCGTTACTATAGTATTTGCATCGACATTAAAGTCATGAGAAGCTACAGAAGGGTGAGATTCAAAAGAATTCGAGAAATTAAATTGTGAAGTGTTATTTAATTCATAAGAGTTTGGTTTTGTTTTGTCATGACGATCTGATGTTAATCTACCGATATGACGAGAAGATATCATATTAAAAAATGCACTTCTATATCCAGCATTATACCAACGATTTGCATAATCTAATTCAAAGAATTGATTTTCAGTATTGTAATTACCTAATTCCAAAATCGTTTCAACATCTATCATAGAAGGGCGAAAACTATAATCCGGCCAATAACAACAATTTTGAAAAAAGAATTTATCCGTTGTATTGTGATTATGAAAAACTACCGGAATTTCAGGAATCTCTTCACTACTAGATAAAATAACATGTCCTTTTGTAGAAGAATGCTCTATTGTTTCAGAGTAGTTGCGATTATACAAAACTTGTCGAATATTGTTAGAAGTGTGATACTTTTGTAGAACTGCAATAGAATCTTCTACATAGTTTCGTTTGGTATAAAATAAAAAGTCATCCTCCATATGAATCCAATATTTCGGTTTGATTTCCTGTAGTTTATTCCAAATAATATTCATACTTTCACGATGCCCCTTTTCAGATTCTGTTTTCATATAATATGTAATCCACGGAAATGAAGTTTGCATAAATTCTCTATCTTTTCTTGATGAATTATCGTCAACACAAAACCAGTAATCTATTTTTTCTTTATCGGTCCAGTGATTCAAAATAGAACCCATTGTCTGCTTAAACAAATCAAGACGTTTACATGTAGTAAACGAAATAAAAACTTTATCATTATTTGCTGATTTATCGGTCATTGTCGCGTTATTTGTCATGCGATTCATTTGTTTTTTATTAAAAAGCATTTTACTATTTTTAGGAAGTTCGGTTAATTTAGTCCTATTTTTTTCAAATAATATATTCCAACATTCATACATTCGTTTATCAATATCTATACCATCACGTAGAAGTTTTTGTATAGTTTCATTATATTCATAAAAAAACTCGATAGTATCTGTATTATCATGATTTAGTTGATCTTTATAAAAAACCAAATTAATACATGTTTTAATATATTTATCAATATTATCAATACATCTAGTAATAATAATTTTTTTACAACATTGATATCCCAAATCAAGTTTCCCGCAATGGAATCCCGCGATACTACATGAATATTCTATATGATTAAAGTAAAAAGGTTCAAATAAGAAAAGTTTATCTACAGGGGGTGTCATATGTCCCAAATATTGTTCACCCAAGGAGCAACATAATAAATGCATATCCCTTTGTAACAAATGTTCACATGCTAACGCGACTCCCTCTATTCTTTCATTGTCAAAAATAATAGATTTTGTTAAATAACGAATCGAATTTTCAAAATCGTTCTTTCTAGCATATAAATCGCCCAAAACAAAACAAGAATAATATCTTTCTTGAACCCATGTATTTATTTTATCAGCTACCATTTTATACCATTCAATCGCATCATCAACCATCCCACAATCTTTATAACTTTGAGCACAGTAAAATGCATAACGATTGGATAAACCTTTATCTGGTTTTTCAAGATCGACATAATATGCCTTTTTTAGAATTTCCGCATCTTTTTTATATTTTTCAGGGTCTTTACTTCTACTTCCTTTACGTCCCGACTCAATATAGTAATTTCCATCCAATAATACCCCCTCTACGCTAGTAGTTACACATGTCAAAAATTCGTGGAGGACGCCGTTGAATTTCCATTCCAAATTATTATTTATCAATAAAGGGCGAATATATGAAACACGATCCCCGCCGAATTTTAAGTTATACATGTTTTTATTAAGTAAATGAGATTCGGGAAGAATAAAATCACCATGTATACTATCATCCGCGTCAAAAATAAACAAATAGTCCGTTTTTTTATTTGCATGTTTCAATGCAAGTGTTCTATTATACCCAAAGTCGCGCCATTCATCCTGAAATAATTCGCCATCTATATTTTTTGATTTAAAATAATCTTTAATTAATTGTTGTGTGCCGTCAGTAGATCCAGTATCAGAAATAACCCAGAAAGTTAAAGGAATATATTTTAAAATATTATCAAATGTTTCGGTAATAATATGTGCTTCATTTTTAACGATCATATTTAAACATATTGACGTGGTTTTTTTTGATGCGGGTGGCTTATTAATCTTCATATAAACAAATATTTAGGATAATAAATATTAAGATATATACGTTTATATTTATTTGTATTATGTATATTATAGAAATAAATATAATAATATAATATAATTACATTATAATAAATGTCATTTACTCGTTTTCATGACGATCCAGCTAGAATAATGAAACAGCAACAAGAGTCAACCGATCAAGGAAAGTGGAGACTTAATGTTCCTGGTAATGGAGATAAACCATGTTTTATGATAGATCCTAGTATAAGGTTACAAAAGTGGGGTGCAAATTTAATGACAAATACTACAAATCTTGAAAGTTCACTCTTTGGTCTTGATAGAAATTTATCACGAGATTGTAATCCTCAAAATAATTATAAAGATGTAAATACACCTACTTTAGCTGTAGAATATCCTGTATGTTCGCCATTTACAGATCAGTCGAGAGTAACAAACCCTGCATGGTGGTATAGAGATTTAGAACAGTCAAATTGGGATTATCTTCATTTAAATCCTCAAGAGAATACATGCATGTCTTTTCAAAATAATCTTAGCACAAGAATTTTAGAAAAAGATAACTATGTTACAAAACTTCCATGCTTTAATTATAATATGATAGACAATACACAAAAGTTATTTACAAATTAAAATAAACATTATTTACAAATTAAAATAAACATTATTTACAAATTAAATAAAACTATATATGTAATATTTAAGAGTTAATAGAGACTAAAAAATATATTACATATATATAAACATATATATATATAAACATAACATAAAGAATGGAAGTTATTATACCAATATTGGCAGCTACAGGATTAATTTTTGCAGCAAAGGATAAAAGTGGAAATAATAATGATATAAAAAATGCACAATTATTAAAAAAAGAAGCATTTGTAAATATGGGATCTGGAAGAGTAAACCCGCAAAATTATTTACCCAATACTCAAATCCCTAATACAAATTATCCTGTAATAGACAACTCAACAAAAGGAAATATAAATAAGTATCCTAGTGGAACAGCTGTAACCGACAAGTATTATAGTGGATCAGTTGATAAAAGAGTATTACAACATAATGACCAGTTTGGAAATCCTTACTATAATAATGGCGATAACCATAGTGGCAACAAATCAGAATCGGACAATAATGTATCATCATTAACCGGTGGTAAAATAAATGTATCTAATTTTGAACATAATAATATGGTGCCATTTTTCGGTGCAAAGATAAGAGGAAGAACAACTGATGCAGATACACATGAATCTATTTTAGATAGTTATAGTGGCTCGGGTAGTCAAAAAATATGCAAAGAAGAAAGAGCACCATTGTTTGCACCGCAAGCAAATATACAATATCCCAATGGAACGCCCAATTTCACATCATTTTTTCAGTCACGTGTCAATCCTGGAACACAGATGGCGAATGTAAAGCCATGGGAAGAAGTGAGGGTTGCACCCGGGTTAAATAAAGGTTTTACATCTTGTGGAAGCAATGGTTTTAATTCAGGAATGGAAGCTCGTGATTTATGGGTGGACAGGAATGTAGACGAATTGCGAACTACAACAAATCCTAAAATTACATATAGTTTAGAGAATCATGAAGGGCCGTCATATGAGTGGAATGTGCAGCAACCTCCTAATGCTGATACATATGGAAATGTCGAAAAATTTCTACCCGATAAATTTTATCTTAATACGCCAGATAGGTGGCTTACTACCACTGGTTTAGAAAAAGCGCAAACAGGACGCCCCGAAGAATTGTTAAAAGATCAATCTCGTATTTGCACTACCACGGGATATTTTGGCGCAGATTCAAATACTAGTGGAACAACGCAATATGCTCAAGAAAATTTCGAACCCTCTAAAAAAGCAATTATAGAAGGTAAACCTATTATAAATGCTCATGGTGTAGGTAAACACGAACCGACGAAATTTGATTATGGGCGCGGTATAACACGTCTTAATTCAACGAATAGGTCAAATACTAAACAAGTGCCATTTTTAGGAACAACAATCGGTAATGCAATGAAAGCGGTTGTTGCACCTCTATTAGAAGTGGTGCGTCCATCTAGAAAAGAAAATGTTGTAGGATCGATTCGTCCTTACGGTAATATGCAAAACCGTGTTTCTGCTGGTGTTGTATATAATCCTGCTGATAGAATGCCAACAACTATTAAAGAAACAACTGAAAGTTTACTCGATTTTAATCATCTAAATGTGACACCTCAAACAGAAGGCACTGGTTATTTGGTTGCTGATCAACAAGATGTTTATACACAACGCGAGACGACTGAACCCGAATATTTTGGATCAAGTGGTGGTGCAACAAATCAAGGATTTCGTTCTAATATGGCGGCAAGGAATCAGCATAATAATATAAATAAACCGAGCAAAGAATATACACCTTCAGGAAATATGGCAATGTTTAATAATAATGAAAATATAAATATTAAAAGGCCTGATAAAAATAATATAAACTGTCCTTGGAATGCAGGGGCAAGCGCAGGTTCAGGTTTAGGTGGAATGCCGCCATCTATAAAACAGTTTGGACAATTAAGCAAGATGCCTCAAAATTATCAGGAGTCTATTAACTGTGAAAGAATTCAACCCGATATATTGGATGCATTTAAAAAAAACCCTTATACACAAAGCTTACATAGTTATGCTTTCCCATAGATAATGGTATAATTTTAGTAAATTTTAATAATATTATATAATACACATATTATATAATACACATAATATATAATACATATAATATTTAATACATATAATATATAATACATATAATATATAATATATAATACATATAATATATAATATATGAAAAGTTTGAAATCATCCTCGATATTTACATCGATATTTACATCAAATAATTCAGTTATATTAATAATATTTGTTTTTATTTTTATAGCTGTTGGTATGTTTTTTATTATACAAAAAACAACTGAAAAACAAGAAATTCATAATAAAAAAATAATAGAAGAAAAAGATTCACAAAATATAAAAATTGAAGGAAGAGGCGGGGACGGAATGATGAATGGTATAGGAAACGGTGATAATGGTGGTTATAGCGATTCGTATAATACAGAATATAATACTGTTACAGGAACATTTCAGGATGAAGTAGGATTATTTATTAAAAAAGAAGAACCACGTCCTGAAATATATTCACACAGTCAGAAATATATACCACCATTTAATACTGGGACAGAAACAAGGTGTGGTGCAAGACATGTAAATCGTCCAATCGAAAATAATAATGTTCAAAGTTGTGTAAATTCAGATTTAGTAAAAGTTTCATCTGATGCATCATATTAGTATAATATAAAAAGTCATATAAAAACATTTGTGAATATATATACAAATACAATACAACTCAATACAACTCAATACAAAAAACACAAATAATAAAACAATACAAATGAGTTTATCTACACCTACACCTACACATACACCTACACATACACCCAATCAACTGGAAATGAATAAAGTCGCATTTATTACAGGAATAACAGGACAAGATGGTTCCTATTTAGCCGAACTATTATTATCAAAAAAATATATGGTTCATGGTTTAATTCGCCGTTCGTCTACTATGAATACTTCTCGAATCAATCATATTTTTGAAAATAAAAATTTAATACTTCACTACGGAGATATTACAGACAGTTCATGTTTAGAAAAAATATTAAATTTAATTAAAAATAAATATAGCGACATGTCTTGTCTAGAAGTATATAACTTGGCTGCACAATCACATGTTAAAATATCTTTTGAGATGCCCGAATATACAGCAGATACGGATGCGTTTGGGACGCTTAAGTTATTGGAGGCGATAAGAAATAATAATTTAGAAAAGATTGCAAGATTTTATCAAGCATCAACAAGTGAATTATTTGGAAAAGTGCAAGAAACGCCACAAAGTGAAAATACACCATTTTATCCTAGGTCTCCATATGGTGTTGCAAAATTGTATGCATATTGGATAGTTAAAAATTATCGTGAAGCATATGGAATGTTTGCTTGTAATGGGATATTGTTTAATCATGGTGGAATAAGGAGGGGGCATAATTTTGTGGAGAGAAAAATAACACTGGGATTGGGTAAAATATTGCGAGGCGAAACTGATCGTCTTATATTGGGGAATATAGATGCAATGCGAGATTTGGGGAATGCAGAAGATTATGTGGAAGGAATGTGGCGAATGCTTCAACATGATGTGCCCGACGATTATGTATTATCAACAAATGAAACACATACGGTGCGCGAAATGGTAGAAAAGGCATTTGGAATGTGTGGATTTAATATAAAATGGGAGGGTAGTGGTGTGAACGAAATTGGATATAATGAAAAAACTGGGCAAGCAATGATTTTTATAAATGAAAAATACTATAGGCCATCGGAAGTTGAAATTTTGTGGGGAGATTCTACAAAAGCACAAACAGTATTAGGATGGAAGCCTAAAACATCATTTGACGAGCTAATAAGGCTCATGGTAGAAAACGACACGAAATATGTAATGTATGTTTTGTAGTGCGCGATATGCGCAATATGTGCAATATGTAATGTGCGACAAATAATCTATAACAACGAATAATCTATAACAACGAATAAATATATAAATAATATTAAATAAATGAATATATATTTAATATTAAATAACAAATACAAATACAAATAATAAATAACGATGGAAAAAATAAATATACACCCCGAGATTGAAAAAAAATTAAAATATTTCATTGAAATTAAAAAAATACCCAATATAATTTTTCATGGTGTATCCGGCTGTGGTAAAAATACACTTGTTAAAAATTTTATACACGATATTTATCAAGATGATAAAGAAACTATAAAAAATTATGTAATGGAAGTAAATTGCGCACACGGGAAGGGAATCAAATTTATTAGAGAAGAATTAAAATTTTTTGCAAAAACAAATATTAATTTGAAAGATGGTGAAATATTTAAAACAATAGTTTTATTAAATGCCGACAAATTAACAATAGATGCACAATCTGCCTTGCGTAGATGCATTGAATTATTTAGCCATTCTACTAGATTTTTTATAATTGTAGAAGATAAATACAAATTATTGAAACCTATTTTATCAAGATTTTGTGAAATATATGTGCCTGAACCAATTATAAATGGTAAATTAACAAACTTGCATAATCATGCATTAAATGAAATATATAATTTAGGAAAAATAGTAAAGAAAAATAACGATAAATTGCGAAAGGAATTAATATTAGATAAAAAATATACATTAAACGAAATTGTTAGTCTTTGTGTAAAACTATACGAGAATGGGTATAATTGTCTAGATATTATTAAAGTTATAGAAACAAGCTCATTGCCTGAAAATAAAATATATGAATTTATGATTATTTTTAATAAGATAAAAAAAGAATTTAGAAATGAGAAACTGTTAATGTTATTTATATTAAATTTTTTTCTTTTTCGTAGTGATTCAAATTTAGAAAATATTTCATTTATGTAAATGGACGACTTTTCTTTAAACAGTTTACAAGAATCTCGAAATGAATGGTGTTCCCGATTAATAACTGTATTGACACCGTGTATTATTGATGGAGTAAAATCAATATTTGAGGAATCGTGGAAATTATGTATTGAAAATGATGAGAAAACAAAATATTTAATGACATTTCAAAATTTTTTGTCACGAGTTCCGAAATGGAATCCTAATATTATTTCGCAAGAATGTTCTCGTATCAAAGAAAAAAGTAACTGCACTTATATAACAGATTTAATAACATGTGTGCATATTATTCAATTAAAAATGTTGTCATGTATGCGAGTCGGAACAAAACAAAAAAAAATAGATATAAATATCCCATCTTTAGAAGATTTTATTCATCATATTTATATTAATGTTGCACGAAAGGTATATACAAATGTATATTTATTTGAAATAGGAATAACAGCATTGAAGTCTCAAAAAAATTCAAGAGAGTTAGAGATTATTATTAAAGAGTGTATTTTACAGACTATCCGCGAGACTATACCTGTAGAGGAGCTATTAAAATTATACATGAATGAAACTGTAGAAAATGCAATCGAAGTTCACGAAAAACAAGAAATTATTTCACAAGAGCCCGTAATCGAAGAACATAGTGCAGGAAATATATCCAATCCAGCATCGGTTCGTGCCAATGGTATTGTTTCTGCAAAACAGTTAGCGGAAGAATCAGAAACGCTTTCAAAAATTAAAGCTGCTTCAGATGCAGCTTCTAGTGTAACTTCTGGTGCTTCCGGAGTAAGTTTTAATATGGATAATAATGAAGTAATATCGGTTGAAAATATAAGTGACGAAATTCGCAATGATGATGACTATGGCGGCGATGATGATGACGAAGATGATTACGACGAAGATGGAGAAGAAAATGTAAAATTAAGTATAGGAGATAATGTCGAATTAAGTGTTGACCCATTTCCAGCTGATGGTGGAGAAAGCGATACCGATACCGACACCGACAATAATAGCAATGTTGACTTAAATATAGAAGATATTCCCATAATGGATGATTATTAATATTTATTTTAATAATTGTTTTAATATTTGGTTTTATGATTCGTAAAAACTCAAAATAGATTATTCCATTATAAATTAAATGGACAACTTATATGTTTCGGCGGCAATTGTTGCATGTATCTTTCTTTTAGCAAAATTTATTGAAATAAGATTTATTTCAAAACAAAACGACGAAGAAGCTCCCGATTCTAAACCAATGAAGTCCGCTCTAAGAGATGCAGCTATTGTTTTTGTTAGTTATATTTTAGGACATTTTATTGTAACACAATTTAACGAGTCTCCAGTTGTTTTAGGTGTTAAACCAGATGTATTTACAGGTGCACCAGGGTTTTAAATATAATTATTATATTTTCGTTATCAGAATATAATAATTAGTAATATTTGATATATTAAGATATATTAAGGCAATTTTACTCCATATAGCACGGCATTTTATCAATATTTATTATCCGATGCGTAGTTTTGACTTTCTTCTTTGGAAACTCATATGCCGCAAAAATCGGTTTCGATAACTGTGCATGAGGTGTATGATTATGCACATTTCGCGCAATCATTTTATATAATTTGAAATCAGGATAACGTTCTTCGCCGTTTGTCTTATATAAAATATTCCTATTATGATCATCTGTAACCCACTCTACTATTAGTTTCGCCAATGGTTCCTTCTTGCATATTTTGTCAACATCGTTTATATTGTCAATAAAATAATCAAAAATAGAACACCCAAGTCGACACAAATCAAAACTAAAATTCGGTTCTAATCTCGCCTTCTTATCATTAAAATAGGGTTCGCAATTATATTGTGTGGCTGCATCACCTGTCATACTGAAACTGTCGCTACATATGACTTTGGATTTATATTTATAAATAGCGCGTCCAAAATCGATGATTTTAAATGCGCGATTATATGTTGGAACGCGGTAATATTTCTTATTAAAAAGATAATATATATATTCTTTTTCTGTATATATGAACATAACATTATTCGTATGCAAGTCGTTATGTGTAAATCCGAATAATTTTTGATACGTAATAAGTGTCATAATAATTTGCATAAGTGCAGATGTCCATTCATTTTCTGTCATTTCTTTTTCTTGCATCATCAGTGAATCGAGTGTATTGTCGCATTTTTCCAACATAATTGCGGATACGGGAAAATTCTTAATTGTAGCCCACAATGTTTCTTCATCCTCATCATAATCATCTTCATCATATTCGTCATTTTCGCTCCCACTATGAGAGCCGGATTTGTCGTCATTTTCATCGCTGTTATCACCAGAAAAAGAATCTTCAGAAAATGATTTTGATTTATTTTTAGCATTTTTGCCATTTTTTTGTTTTATTTTTTTGCCCCCTGTATCGCGACTACCACCACCACTACGACCACCACCACCATCGCCATATACTGACTCTTCGATATTAAATGTTTCGTTATTTCCGGTTTCATTTTCATTTCCACTTTCACTTGTATAAGATGATCGTGACGAACAAGAACCCGATGTCATCGAGTCTTCGCCATCACTATCGTTATTTCTATTTAAGGTAATTTTACCATCATCTTCATTTATTGCAATTTCTATATCATCTAACGGAATAGCATCAAATAAAGATGTATCAGTATACATTGTATTAATATCAGATACAATATCAGATTCAATATTATTTTGCAATAAAGTGGTAGAAGTAGAGAAAGTAGAGAAAGTAGGGGGAGATATTGAAGATATGGAAGAACAAGACAAGTCCAAAAGAGGCGAGGTATTAAATATTGAATTTAATTCATTATTAATTTTATCAAAATCATCATGAACTATTGTATTGTTAGATTCGTTTATATTATCTGTTTTATCGATAATAATTTTATTTTTTTTATTTCTAGAATTTCTCGAATGTTTGGTTTCACTGCAATTACTATTTGTCTCACTATCGTTAAAGTATTCTATATCTTCAACATCAAAAAGAATAGTTTTATTTTTGTTAAAAAAAGGATTTTTATCTAAATAATCGATATCATCAAATACGTTGTAATAAAATTCACTTTTAATAGCGTTAAATGAACCATAATAATTAAGTCCATGAATAAAATCGTGACAATTTAAAACTTGGCTTGATAAATATGAAAAAAAACCATCGACATATGCAGAATTATTTTTATCATTTGCTTTCAAGTGTCCTTGTTTTTCAAGTTTAGATAATATGGGAATATTCAAAAGCTCCGTATTCGTATTTACATTTACATTTACATTTACATATTTGCCCGACATGTATTTGACAGGATCAATTAATGGAGAAAATTTTATAAAAATTGGTTTATGAACAATGGTTAAAGAATCGGAAGTGCTTTTAAAAGCGTCTACTACAGCAGCCTGTATATTATTTTTATCAACCACTCCAGATAAAGCTGATACATAAAATCGTTGATTCAAATTGATAGAATTATAGTTTGTTTCGTTTAGGTTGAAATAAGTTTCATATAACGGAATATAATTTCTACTACTTTTTATTCCAAGTTCAGAATTTTCTAAAGAAGAAAATAAATCCCGATTGTTTATTTTTCTATAGTGCAAAGAAAATGTATTTTCTCCGAAAACAGGTTGATCATCACCAATATCCATATCTTATTACTTAATTAATTAAATACATATTTTTATTACTTTTTAAACTAATAAACAAACTAAAACAAACTAAAACAAACTAAAACAAACTAAAACAAACTAAATCATAAATATAAACCATAAATATAAAAACAAATATGCGTTTATAAAAATTATATTTTTTAATATATAGTATAAATAAAAACCACACAATAATGAGCGTTGGTTTAGAGTTAGCTAAATTCGATATGCGTTCAATCAGTTTTAGACCAGATGAAAATAAAGGACCAGTTATTGTTTTGATCGGACGACGTGATACAGGTAAAAGTTTTTTGGTAAAAGATTTGATGTATTATCATCAAGATATTCCTATTGGCACAGTTATATCAGGGACAGAGGCAGGAAATGGATTTTTCGGCGAGCATGTACCTAAATTATTTATCCATGATGCATATAATACTGCAATTATAGAGAATATTTTAAAACGACAAAAAGCTGTATTAAAACAAATGAAAAAGGAGATTGAAACATATAAAAGAAGCACAATCGATCCACGAACATTTGTGGTATTAGATGATTGTCTTTTCGATAATAAATGGACCAAGGACGTAATGATGCGTTTACTTTTCATGAATGGGCGTCACTGGAAAGTCATGTTGGTAATTACGATGCAGTATCCGCTCGGTATTCCACCCAATTTGCGAACAAATATAGACTATGTTTTTATTCTACGTGAGCCGTATATTGGAAATCGTAAAAGAATTTATGAAAACTATGCGGGTATGTTTCCAACATTTGAAAGTTTTTGCCAGGTTATGGATCAATGCACGGAAAATTTTGAATGTCTAGTAATAAATAATAATGCAAAGTCAAATAAATTACATGATCAAATATTTTGGTATAAAGCACAAACACATGGCCCGTTTAAATTGGGTGCAAAAGAATTCTGGGAGATGTCTAAGGATATACATTCTGATGATGACGAAGAACAGTATGATCCTTCAAATATAAAACGCAAAGGCCAAGGGCCTAAAATCAAAGTGAATAAAAATAAATGGTAATAATTTTTATATAAGATTAAATTTAAAATAATAGATAATAAAAATAATTTATTTTAAAATAACAAAAATATTTTAAAATAACAAAAATATTTTAAAATATACTAAAATAACAAAAATATCGTATTTATAATTTTATGTGAAGCTTGATTTAAAGATTTACTATATTCTTCCGGATCATCGCTATTACTTAAAATAACCCCAAGTGTAATACATTGTATATTAAAATAGTTTGAAAGTAAAATTGCTATATAAATACTTTCATTACCTGTCAATATTTTATTAATACTGTGATTTCCAAATGTATTCTGCATTGCATTTGTTGTTGTTGTTGTTATTGTTGTGTTTGTTATTACTCTTGCTTTTGTAGTATCATAATTGGTTATAGTAATTGTATCTTTGATTATATATTTTGTTTTTTTGTATATGTTAGTAGTTTCAATATAGTTTGGAAATTCGTTATTATATTTATAATTTTTAAAATCGTTATGTATAACAGCTGATGTTATTTGAAAAATATTTTCAGATTTCAGATAATTGCTATATATAATAGATAAATCTACAATACAAGATGGTTTCAATTCGGTAATAATATTTTTTAATTTTTCTACCAGAGTTTTCTTATTCTTGTATTTACTAAAACTACCTCTTGTCAAAAAATAAAAGTTATCATCATATACATAAATAACACCATTTAATAATTTTATTTTTCTAGAATATTCCTTCATCATACCAAGTGTAAACCTAATATTATTTTCAATATTCAAATCATCTATTATTATAAAAGCATTTTTAATATTTAATGACAAATTAACATTATTAAATTTGCGATGGAATGGTTTCTGATTTTTTAATAGATCTAATATCCATGTATTTTCAGATAGTTTTGCCGCTTTATGTGTATATATGCTATTTATCCAATAATAATCTTTTCCATTTATATTTGTAGGTGATGTTATTATCAAATGATCAACACCTAAAATGTCAACAGAATATTTTATATCATTAATAACCAATTGAACATATGTATAAACCGGTTTTCCTGTATCATTTTCAAAATAATAATGATAACCGTTGGGTGTTTTTTCGCAAACTGTATCTTTTGGTATTTTTTCAATTAAAAAATCTGCACTCTCTATACCTTTCTTTGTATCAAAATCTAAAATAACATATTTATCTGTAATCATACCGATTGCATTTTTATTTTTAAATTCAGTATGTTTAGTATTTTTTAATTTGGAAAAATTCATTATATATTTTTTTTTAAACTCTTCGAAATATAGTATATTATAGTTCTTAACATTTATTCCCATGTCGCGCAATTTATAAAAATCGTTTTTTAATCGATACATATATAATGCATTTGATATTGCTCTATATAATAGGTATAAGCATATAATAAGAGCTGCTAGAATGAACAATAAACAAACTAAGCGAATAAATATATTATCAGAATTAAATGATTTAAAATAGTTACTTTTTACATATAACTTTACCTTTTTATTCATGCCGATTAATAATAAAATATTATATATTAATGACATATAATATTTAACATATAATATTTAATAATTTCTATAGCATATTTACTATTTACTATTTACTATTTACTATTTACTATTTACTATCGCGTATTTAATTTTCAAAATGTGTCAGTTTTGACAAACCATGATCCGTATTCTTATCGAGAACCACGTTCTCTGCCTCAAACATGCTCTTCTTAATGTCATCAATTGTTGCATCCTCGTTCAATCCGTCAAAGTTAGCAACATTTGAAATACCAACCAACTCACCATCTGCATTAATCGTTTGTGTAAGTTTATTACCAGACTCTTCCGCTTTCTTCATATTCTCTTCAATTGCTTTCTGTCTAGCTTCACGCACACGTTTCTCAAACTCTTGTTTTGCAATATCTTCATTCTTCTTTTTATCAGACATAAGCTGATTAAGTGTCTCCTCCATATACTCAACACGTCCTGTCTTGTATGCCTCGGGATGAAACGGGACCCACATACCAACTTGTCCTACATAAATATCATGATTGGGATCAACCTCGCGGAGCAATTTACAACGAAGTTCGGCTTCACCTTGTGTAGCAAAAACACCGCGAACTTTAATACCGCGTGTAGATGTCTGGAATTGATGCTTCTCGCCGAATTTCTGCTCAAGTTCCTCTTCATGATTATCCAAAAATGTTTTATAATCATCGCTAATTAGGGTTGCTGATGTAGAGCGAATAGTCTCACCTTCTTCCTTGGTAAACTCCTGAAAATCGGCAGTCAATTTATCAAAAGAAAGAGAATATTTAAATGATACAAAATTAAGAAACTGTGTAAATTTTTCCATCGACTTTTTATAATCCCATTGTTTCACAAACTGTTCGAATAAAAATTGCTCCCTCTGTTTAATAATATGTTCTGGTGAAACAAATGAAAGACATACAAATTTTTGTCCAGCGATGGGTTTATCCTCCTCCAAAAGATCGGCATATTTAGGGTTTTCATTCCCATCAGGTAAATATTTAGGAGTAACTCCCTTTGGTAAAGTGTTTTGATTAGACATTATAAAATATATTCTAATAATTATTTTAAGTTAGTTTAATCATTTAATATTTTTAATTATATTTAACAATTATATTTAACAATTATATTTAACAATATATAAAACATTACATAATATTTTTTTCTACATTATATTTATAATGTACGGAACACTTGATTTTAGTGAGCTTTTTAAGCGCTTTATTAAGTATATTATTGAAGGTCTTTGCGTTGCTATAGTTGCTTATTCTATACCATCTCGCACTCTTAAATTAGACGAAATTGCTTTGATTTCTCTTGTAGCTGCAGCCACTTTTGCTATTCTTGATGTGTATGTCCCCACTTTAGCCGTTTCTGCAAGAACTGGTGCCGGTTTCGGAATCGGTGCCAACCTTGTTGGTTTCCCCACCCCTCTCAAGCTTTAAATAGTTGAATTTGTTTATAAAACGTTACCATTCACGTGATAATAATACAATATTTATGATAAAAAATATTGTATTATTTATAAAATATTGTATTATTTATATAGTATTATAAACCGTAACGCATAAATTATAATGATAACTTTAAATAAACTATATATAAATTTAAACTTTATTCAAACTATATTTGTTTTACTACTATTGGTATGCCTTATTATTAGTTTTTACATAACATTTGTTACACTATTTACAACAGATAATACACATAATCGTATATTTTCAGTATGGCAATTTCCTATGCTATTTGCAGTGTTAGTTGATACAATTTTTCATAATGGACGATTTAAAAAATACGTTTGTTAATACGTTTGTTAATATGTTTGTTAATATGTTTGTTATTATTTTGATATTTTGTTAAAACTACTGCGTAGGAATAAAAACCCAATTTAATTCTTCACAAATTTTCTTCCAAATATCATCTTGTTCAATTCGCTTTTCTTTATCTTTCAACATTGGAAAATAAGATAGAAATTCGCTTTTTTGAAGCAGTTCACACAATTTATAAACTGTATAATAATAATTCAAAAAATTTACACGATCATCAGGACAAAATTTCGCATAAGGTCCTTGTATTTCCATAAAAAGATTACACAATGTCTCTTCTAATTCAGGCGTCATAGTAGGAGGTTTAATTCCTAATTTATCTTTTATAAACGGAATATGCTCGTAATATTTATTATACCCTAATTTTTTAAGAACTTCTTTTGCTTTTATGTTTGTAAATTTTGAAAGATTAATACGCTCTTTAATGAGTTGTTGTTTTATATTTTCAAGAACTTCTTCGGGTATCTGTGTAGTTTCTTTTGCTTGAAATTGTGCAAGTATTTCTTTAAAATGGTTAATTCTTTTATATGCATAAAAGCATGCTTCTTTTGGTGGTTCTTTATAAGACGGTTTTTCATTTTCAATAAGGTAGGTAATTTGTTTTGCACAAACATTACAAACCATTATCCCCTCATGTTCAACAGGAATCATTTCTCCTTTATTACATGACTGGCATATATCTGTAGCATACGTATAGTCATTTATATTTATAAATGTTTGGTCGAGATTTGTAAAAAACTTTTGCACATTATTGTCGTTTGCACGAGTCAATTCGTTCTCATCGAAAGAGTTATTATTTAATTTAAAAAATGAATTAAGAATTGTTGTCTTATTTGTCCCATTTGTTATTTCTTTTTTATTTTCAAAATAATCAAAAATACATCTACTATTGTTTAAATAGTAATCTTTTATTTTTTTTTTATTTTTAGAAATATCATTTTTAATATCGTATAATGAATCTTGTAATTCAATTTTTTCATTTATGTCTATAGGGATAGTAGTATCGTTTAATCTTTTCATTATTTCATTTTTTCTATTTATTAAATCAGGTAGTGTTATATTATTAATTAAATTAAACTCTAATTGTAGCTCACGATGCACACCATCTAGCGTCATTATTCTTTTTTTATCTACATATATTTTTTTATTTGTTTTATGTTTAAAAGAAGGCATGTATATATAATATTTATATTTATTGTCTATTATTGATATACTTATATATTTTTTAATATCTAATATACAAAATAAAATATATATATATATATCTGTATAAATGTATAACCAAGAACAATTACAAAATAAAAATAAAGTAAAAAATAATACTATAATACATTTAGTAAGAAAATTTTTAGATACAAAAACTGAGACTGTATTAACATTTGCAGCAGCAGTAGCTATAGCCGCCGCATTTAAAGATTTAGTTTTAAGTATAATTACTAATATTATTCATCCATTGTTTATAAAATTATTACTAGTTACTAAGATAAATACGTATGTAAATATTACATCACTAAACTCATCGCAAGATATTGTATCAAATTTATCAAATTTTGTAATAAATGTATTTAGTTTTATATTAATTTTAGTAATAACATATTATTTATTTTATATAATAATTAATTCAAATTAAACAACCCTACATTGTTTAGTGTTAAATTTCCATTAATGTTTTCTCTATAAAAATAAAATAATGTTGCCTCATAATTTAGACGTATATTCTAACAATAGTAAAACACAAAATATAGAAGATACTGGTGGTATGAGCAATGAAAACGAAGACGATATATCAAAGTCAAATGTTTTAAAAACAAATATAAATATAGAGTCATTAAATATTGCAAATATCAAAAAAGAAACATATTATAAAATGAAATTTATTATGAACTCTTTAGAAAAAAACTGGGCTATAAAAAAAAGGAAAACGGTTTTTTATTTAAAAAATTTAGACAATTCTACAACTGAATTTATTACCGAAGATTATTTAAATAAACGAATCATACGAAAAATATATAATGGGCAGCATCACCCCAATCAAGAACGTGATACTTTAGAAGTTAATTTAGAAGCTAATTTACAAAATAAAGCACCATTTAATAAAAAAAAAGAAGATATTATTCCATTGCATGAAGGTATTATAACACTAAAAATGCTAATTGAGAAGGGAAAAATGGATATAAATAAAGAAATGAAAAATGATATTTATTTAATGATATTTTTAATGAATACTTTAGAGAATGGATGGAGTATAAGAAAAAAAAATGATAATTTTGTTTTTAGGAAAAAACATGAAAATAAAAAAGAGATTTACTCTGACGAATATTTAGTGAATTTTTTAAAATCAAATATGAATAATCTTGTTTATTGATAGTATCGATGTTTTGTCAATTATAATTAATTATTAATTTATAAAAAGTTAATTAAGATTTTTTATAAAATTTTTTTCTTTAGCAATATTATAATATACAAAAATGGCAGGAGGTCTTATGCAACTTGTAGCTTACGGCGCCCAGGACGTCTATCTCACTGGTAACCCTCAGATCACCTTTTGGAAGGTATCTTACAAACGTCACACCAACTTTGCTATGGAGTCTATTGAGCAGACTTTTAACGGACAGGCCGATTTCGGTCGTCGTGTAACCTGCACCATTTCTCGTAATGGTGATTTGGCTTACCGCACCTACCTTCAGGTTACTCTCCCCGAGATTAACCAGTCTATGAAGGGCTCCCTCCAGGACGGTGTTTATGCCCGTTGGCTCGATTTCCCCGGTGAGCAGCTTATCTCCCAGGTTGAGGTCGAGATCGGTGGTCAGCGCATTGATCGCCAGTATGGTGACTGGATGCATATCTGGAACAACCTTACTCTCCCTCTTGATCAGCAGCCCGGTTACTTTGCCATGGTCGGAAACACCACCGAGTTGACTTTTATCACCGATCCCTCTTTCAATGCTATCGATGGTCCTTGCCAGGCTAACGCTCCCCGTCAGGTTTGCGCTCCCCGCAATGCTCTTCCCGAGACTACTCTCTATATCCCCTTCCAGTTCTGGTATTGCCGTAACCCCGGTCTTGCTCTTCCCCTTATCGCCCTTCAGTATCACGAGGTCAAAATTAACCTCGATATTCGTCCCATTGACGAGTGCTTGTGGGCTGTCGGCTCTCTCAGTTGCGGTGCCAACGTTTTGGGTTCTTCTGCCGGTGGTCGCGTCAACACCGCTTACAACCAGTCTCTGGTCGCTGCCTCTCTCTATGTTGACTACGTCTTCCTCGACACTGATGAGCGCAGGCGTATGGCTCAGAACCCCCATGAGTATCTTATTGAGCAGCTTCAGTTCACTGGTGACGAGTCTGTCGGCTCTTCTTCCAACAAGATCAAGCTCAACTTTAACCACCCCGTTAAGGAGCTCATCTGGGTTGTTCAGCCCGATCAGAACGTTGACTACTG